CTCCACTTCTCATTTATAAGTAATACATTGAGCATACTTATTTGTTTTGTTATAGTTGAATTAAAAAAAGGAGATGCTCATGGAGAACACTGAAATTTATTTTAATATTGCGCAATTGCTTATGCCATTACTTGGAATGTTAGGAATAGGTTTGATTCCAAAATATTTTTATGACAAGAAGTTAAATGAGCTAAACAATAAAATTACAAAGGAGTTACAAGAAATTAGGATTTCACAAGAAAATGTGCATCCTGAAAAGATAAAACTTTTTATTGATATTGTTAGTATGTTTAAAGAGATGCTATATATAAGCAAAATGCCTCAGAAAACCACAAATGAAATCCAAAGGTATGAAAAGAAGCTTAGAGAATTAGGGGAAATATATAATACGCTGATGTATAGCCTAATGTTATTTGCTAACGATGAAACAATAGACATGTTTACGACATATAGAAGATTTATACAAGAATATGATGCACCGTTTTTTATAGAAAAAGGGCTATCCGAAAAGGCATTTAATAATAAATATGTATATATGATGTCTGATCTTATTCTTGCGCTTAGGAAAGATATCGGATTCCCTGAAACTACTACGAAACAAGATTCTTTATTATATGGAATTTTAAATGATTGGGGTGAAGTGAAAGAAGAGTATTTTAAAGAATTAGATTTGATTGACAAAATATTAATAGAAGATGGTTTTTTTGAATAAAAATTAATTCGTGTAACTCTTTGAAGGCCTCGTAAAACAGGCTTTTTTTTGATACATTAAAATAATAAGGGGTTGATTATATGAGAGACATTATAAAAGCTGGAATAACAGAGGTAAAAGGAAAAGAGCCAGAATTCAAAATAAATATTGCTGGTTCAGAACAAGAACAAAGCTTTGTGTTAGCCCAGATTCATTACATGAAAATAGAAAGATTAGCTACACTAAATGGTAAGTCTTTTGAACAAGCTAAGAATGATTATTTAGAAGCGCTAAGCATCATTGTAGGAACGATTAAAGATAATAATTAATTAGCGAAACAAACACAGAATGCGAGGTGGTGGAAGTGAGTGGCTAGAGCAAGAAACCCAAACAGAGACATAGCAAAGAAAATGTGGCTTGATTCAGATAAGACAATGCCGCTTGTGGAAATTGCTAGTAAGTTAAATTGTAAACCATCACAGATTAGGAAATGGAAATCAGAAGATAACTGGAGTGATAACAGTAATAGTAACGTTACGAATCAAAAGGAGCGTTACTATTCAATGAAAGGGAACGGGAATGCTAAGAACAATAAAGGTGGCGCCGCTCCTAAAGGTAATCAAAACGCACGTACACATGGATTGTATTCTAAATATCTTCCGAGTGACACGATAGAAATTATTAGTATGATGGATCAACAAGAGCCTGCTGATTTAATTTGGGGGCAAATACAAATACAATACGCCGCTATTATCCGAGCACAGAAAATTATGTGGGTGGAAAACGCTGAGGATGAAACGAGAGTCCAGACACAAGTGGGGTTCGGAGATAGTGGTTCTGATAAATACGAGTATCAATTCGCTTGGGATAAACAGGCGAATTTTTTAAATGCACAAAGTCGTGCGATGTCTACACTAAGCGGGTTGATTAAGCAATTTATTGCGATTGCTGATGAGCAAGATGAACGCAAGGCTAAGCTTAATCAAATTATTGCATCAACAGATAATATACAGGCCCGCACAGCTCTTATTAAAGGCGCTGAAAAAGATACTACATTGCTTAATAAACTATTAGATGTTGCCAAAGGAGGAAACGGAGACCTTGAGTAAAATTGATGAGCTAGTATTTACGCCCAAACAACAGGAAACTATTACATTCCCTTTTCGTGGTGTGACGCTTGAAGTCAACGAAGGAACTCCGCGATCCGGTAAAACTACTGCCGATATCTTTAAAATGGCTTATATCTATTCTATTTCCGAAGATCAAAATCACTTAGTTGCTGCATTTAACCAAGAACAAGCCTTTCGCTTATTCGTGGATGGCGATGGATTTGGATTGATGCACATATTCGGTAATCTTGCAGAAATGAAACACGACGAGCATGGGGATCATTTGCTTATACATTCTCCAAACGGTCCAAAGAAAATCTATTATAAAGGTGGCGGGAAAGTAAATAGCGTGGGTGCTATTACTGGTATGTCATTGGGTACTGTTACGTTTTTAGAAATCAATTTACTTCACAAAGATTTTATTGAAGAATGTTTTCGACGGACCTTTGCAGCGAAAAATAGATTTCATTTAGCTGAATTGAACCCACCTGCACCGAATCATCCAGTGTTAGAAATCTTTTCTAACTATGAAAAGTCAGGTCGCTACAAATGGCGGCATTGGACTGCGAAGGATAATCCAGCTCTTTCAGAAGAACGGAAACAAGAAATATATAACGAAGTCAAACACTCCTCTTACCTTTTGCAACGTGACTGGTATGGTAAACGAGTTTTGCCAAAAGGTATTATTTACGAAACATTTGATATGCAGAAAAACAAAATACCCAAATTAGAAGGTCGTCCAATTGAGATGGTCTTTTTTGGTGATGGAGGACAACAAGATGCTACTGTTTGTGAGTGCTATGTAATTACAGAGCATGCGGCTGACGAACATTATAAATACAAATTTAATCAAGTTGCATCCTATTATCACAGTGGTAGGGATACAGGAGAAGTAAAAGCTGGTTCAACCTATGCCGTTGAGATAAAACAATTCATTCAATGGTGTATGAAAGAGTATGAAGTACCAGTAAATGAGCCTGTTTTTATTGACCCAGCGTGTAGGTGGCTACGTGAAGAACTGGAAAAGGTTGGTGTTGATACAGCAGGAGCAGACAACAATGCTCATGATGTGACAGGTAAAGCGCAAGGTATAGAGGTTGGAATTGAGCGGATGCAGTCGCTATTAAGCGAAAGGCGTTATTTGCTTGTTGAACAACCTAACGATCAATATGACCATTACAGTTGGCTACAAGAAATTGGTATGTATGTACGCGACGAAAACAGCGGGAAACCAGTTGACAAGAATAATCACGCGATGGATACAAGTAGATACGCTACAAACTACTTTTATAGGAATTATGAAGATATATAGAAAGGAGTGATTAAATGGGTGTTTGGAGTGTAATGACGCGCTTTATCAAAGGCTGGCTAAATGGAAAACCTAATGGCAGCGAACCGGAGTTAATACCAAAATATCTGCCGCTTATTCCAGATAATCAAAAAGAATGGAGCAAAGACTCCTATTTAACTTCGTTGTGGGCTCAAGGATATGTGCCAACAGTACACGATAAGTTAATGAACTCTGGAACAGGTAATGAGATAGTTGTTGTTGCGGCTGAGTATATATCTGGAAAGCCTTTAAGTATTGATGTAACAGGGGTTAATGGCAGTAAGGATGAAAACTTAACAAAGCAACTGAAAGAAGCATTACGGATTGATAATTTTGATAGTAAGAGCGTGAAAATTGTTGAATTAGCAGGGGGGAGCGGAGTATCCGCTGTAAAGATTAACATTTTAAATGGGCGACCATCTATTAGCGTTCATAGCTCTAGCCAATTTTGGATAGATTTTAAAAACAATGAGCCATTTCGTTTTAATTTCTTTGAGGAAATACCCACAAGTAATAAAGCAGATATTTATTATTTAGTTGAAAGCAGAGAAATAAAACAATGGGACAAGGAAGGGAAAAAATTATCTGGAGGTTTTGTAACATATTCTGTTATTAAAATCGATGGCGATAAAACTACTCCTATCAATGCGGAGAGACTACCAGAACAGATTACAAGCTATCTGTACACAAATGATATTCAATTGAATCATTCTGTATCAATTGGTTTAAAGAGTATGGGCGCGTATTTAATAAATAATAGTCCTAGCAATACTAGATACCCACATCTTAATCTTGGGGAATCGGACTTATCACAATGTACAAATTATTTATTTGCCGTAGATTACTTTTTCACTGTTTATATGCGCGAAGGTGAGAAAACAAAAACAAAAATAGCGGCTAGTGAGCGAATGTTTAGGAAAAAAGTTAATAAGAGCACAGATAAAGAAGAATGGTCCATGAATGTAGATGAAGACTACTTTATGCAGTTTAAAGGGACGTTGGATGCTGGTGCGAAGTTAAATGACATGATTCAATTCATGCAAGGAGACTTCCGAGACGGTAGTTATCGTGAAACGATGGAATATTTTGCTCAGAAAGCTGTTTCGAAATCTGGTTACAATCCCGCTACTTTCAATTTAGGAAACCGAGAAGTGAAAGCGACCGAAATTTGGAGTTTGCAGGACGCGACAGTGCGTAAAATCGAGAAGAAAAAACGACTTATTCAAAATGTTTATGAGCAAATGTTGTGGGACTATCTATATTTGTTAACTAGCGGAACAAACAATAAAGAAAAAGCAATAATGCGTGATGAAATCAGGGTAATAATTGAGTTTCCAGATCCAATGTCTGTTAATCTGAATGAACTTTCTAGTACTTTAAACAATATGAACAGCGCATTAGCGATGAGTGTAGAAGAAAAGGTGAAATTAATCCACCCAAAATGGGAAGATGAAGAGGTTCAAGCGGAAGTAAAACGTATCTATTTAGAAAACTCGATTGGAGAGCTTCCGGACCCAGAAGCAATTGGGGGAATTGAAACGAAAGGCGGGTGATTAGATGAGTCATCACCATGCACCAGTGGATTTCGAAAAAGAAGCATCTATCTTACGAAACCATTTTAACAATGCCGAAATAGAGTTGCTTTTGCTGATAAAGAAGCATGTTATGTATGGCGCTAAGAATCCAACAAAATGGAAATTTATTCAGCAGTCGCGTTTGATAAAGTTTAAAAGAGAATTGAAAGCACATATAAGTCTTTTCAAAGATGAAACGAGAGATAAAATAGATAAACTAACGTATCGTGTTTATCTTGATTGTGTGAATGAATACGAGGACGAAATGGAAGCCAGATATCAAACTAAGAAAGAGGTTGATATACAAAATGACGACTATTTATCTGAAAGTGATGCACTTATCCAAATTTCGGAAGATATGGCTAATTATTGGCAAAAAATCGCGCCCTCCAAATACAAACAAGTGGTTAAGGAAACAAAAGATAACAATGGAATTTTAAAATATGCTATCGCAACATCACTTATTAATGTTTTAGGTGAAGGCATAAGAAATGTTATAGATCAGTCTGGAAGAAAGTATCGACCAGGAGCTTACATGGAAATGGCTTCAAGAGGTGCTTTTTTTAATGTTGGTTTAAATGCCATGAAACGCGTTCTTGGAAGATATGAGCACGAATTAGTTCAAGTATCAGCTCACGTAAGAAGTTGTCCGCGTTGTGCTCCTTGGCAAGGAGAAGTGCTATCAGTTAACTACGAAAGCAATGAATATAAAACATTACAAGAAGCGGAAAACGATGGCTTGTTTCATCCAAATTGCCACCATTTTTTATATTCTTATTTCGAAGGTGACGAAACAGACGAGCCTATACCATATGATGAAGAAGAATACGAAGCGCAAAGTAAGCAACGGTACTACGAGCGCGGCGTTCGTGATTGGAAAACAAAAGATATACTTGCAGAAGGTCCCTCTAAACAATATACAGCTGGGAAAGTAAGGCAATGGGAAGAAGCTTTGCAAGACCATTTGAATAACAATCGATTCTTAGAGAGAGAATTGGATAGAGAAATTATAAAAGCGTCTAAATGAACGCTTTTTTTGTTGGGCTTTATAAAAAAATCTTGCCTACCTGCCGGCAACTAATAGACAGGGATGGCTCACTCAGAGCTTAAAAAGGAGGAAATATGAAGAATTATTTACAACGCAAGTTTGACATCCAACATTTTGCTGAAGGTGGAGACGATAAGAAATTTTCCCAAGCAGAGCTGGATGAGATTGTAAAAAATCGTGTAGCAGCTGAAAAACGGAAATTTAGTGGAGAGATTGAAACCATCAAAAGCGCGCATGAGGATGAAATCAGGAAGCTAAACCACCAAATCAATCAGCTTAACGATCAAGTGGGCGAACATGATTCATCTGAAAAGGCATTGAAAAAACTTCAAAAAGAGAAAGACGAGGCACTATCAAAGCTGGATGAATATGTTCAGAAAGAACAAACGGCAGAGTGGCACAGTAAGTTAAAAGAAAGCGGCGTAAAAGAAGAACGCTATGAAGCGTTTACGAAGCTTTTTGGGGATGAAGAGCGAAATGACGACAACTTAGCGAAATTCGCAGAGCAATATCCTGAATGGATTGCAAAATCTGATGAAGGTGACACGCCTCCACCAATCGGGGCAGGACTAGGCAATGCAAGTGAGCCGAGTGCCACAGACCCATTCATTCAAGCATTAAATTCATAATTAGAAAAGGAGAGATAGCAAAATGGCTATTAACTATGTAGACAAGTACGGTAAGGAGCTAGACCAAAAATTAGTGTTTGGGACTTACACAAATGAATTAGAAACATCAAATCTTTTATGGTTAGATGCAAAAACGTTTAAGATTCAAACAATCACAACGACTGGATTAAAACCGCATACGAGAAATAAAGGATATAACGAAGGCTCAGCATCAAATGAGAACACAGCGTACACAATTACTTTTGATCGTGATGTGGAATTCTTCGTGGATGTTATGGATGTGGACGAAACCGGACAAGCTTTAACAGCGGCTAATGTTACGAAAGAGTTTAATTCGCGCCACTCTGCACCAGAGGTTGACGCATACAGATTTTCAAAGTTAGCTACAGAAGCTAAAAAGAATGGTTATTCTACTGCGGAAACCATTACAGAAGAAAATGTATTTCGCACACTTAAAGCGGCTATTCGAAAAGTCAAAAAATATGGCACGCAAAATCTTGTGATGTATGTATCAGTAGATGTTATGGCTGCATTAGAACTAAGTAAGGATTTTACTAGAACAATTTCTAATCAAAACATTGGACCTTCTAGTCTAGAAACTCGCGTTACAGGAATTGATGGAGTTAAACTTGTTGAAATTGAAGCAGAAGACCGCTTCTATGATACTTTTGATTTTACAGATGGTTATAAACCAGCCGCTAGTGCTAAGAAACTTAATTATTTACTAATCAATAAAGGTTCTGTTATTGGCGGTACTAAACATGCTTCTATTTATCTTCATGCACCAGGTTCAGTTGGACAAGGTGACGGATGGTTATATCAATATCGTGTATACCATGATATTTTTGTAAAAGAACAACAAAAAGACGGGGTTATCGCCTCTACAGTGGCTTAAGGAGGAGTTGTTTATGCAATTAAGAAAAGATAATGCAGTATACAATACGGACAATGAAGTGTTGATTAAGCAGTTAGAAAATGATGGTTTTGAAGAGTTCGAGTATAAAGAACCAGAAAAAGAGCCATCCAAGAGTAAAAAGGAGCCCAAAAATAAAGAGGGTGAGTAAATGAAAACGTATATTACAGCAAGTGAGTTAGCTAGTCTAACAAACTTAAGTATTGAACCAACAGAAGCGGATAATTTAATAAAAGCCGCTTCTGTAGCAATTGACAAGCAAATTATGCCTAATATCGTAGACCTTGACAATGTAGATGATGATATTAAGCAAGCTGTTGCGTGGCAGTGTGAACACATCAAGAAATATGGTGAGTTTATTGGCATTGGTAACTTTACACTAGGTAAATTAACTATGGGTGGTCAATCACAAAACTCGAACAACTTTATACCTGACGTTCCAGACAAAGTGATGGATTTGCTTTTATCTAGTGGCTGGCTTTATGCGGGAGTAGGTGGCTGTTAATGAGCTTTCAATTACCACCTATTCCAGAAGCTATCCTAAACACAGAAGTTACTATAACTAGTAATAGCGGGCGCGATGACTTTGGAAATCTTTTACCAGATACAATTAATAAATCAATGTTTCGCTATGAGTTTGAAAAGCTCGTAAATAAAACACAGGAAGGATTAAACATAAGATATATTGTTAACTTATTTTGTAACAAATTAGATTTTATTGTGAACGAAGGAGACAATGTATCTTTTGTAATTCCTAACTATTGTTTAATTAAAGGTGAGGTCCAGAGCGTTTCTTTCCCGCCAAATCCTGATGGAAGTATTCACCATTTCGAAATTGTTGTAGGAGAGGTGACAGAGCATGAGCTTTAGTAGTTTTAAAGATACAGTCATAGATGATATTCATAATAAAGCTTTGTCAACGGCTGCAAAAGCTGGTAAAGAATTGGTTGAATTAGCACAACCTGTTACTCCAATTTTGTATGGAGACTTGCGCCGAAGTTCGGATTTTAAAGTTATCATCCAAAAAAATTCAATTGTAGCTAGAGTGTTTAGTTTAACTCCTTATGCCCGCAGACAATATTATGAAAATCGTCGGAATCCACGTTGGTACGAAATGGCTGTAAGTTATGGAATTCAGAGTATTAACCAAATTGTAGAGAGCGGGATGCGTTTATGATTGAAGATTTAGTAGCACATTTCAAAAAAACATTCCCAGCTATAAAAACACTTGGATTCATTAAACAAACGGGGCTTGATTCAATGGTAGTAATTAATGAAGCACCGACATTTCAAAACAAGCAAGTACAAACGCAAAGTCGTGTTCGTGAGAGCGTCGGCTTTTTAATTTATGACAAAAACACAATTCAATGCAAACGAACATACGATTTATTACGTAACTACTTTCTTTTAACAAATCCTTCTGAGCTGAATATCCAAAATCAGAAGGTAGTAGCTACAGATATAGCAAGCGGCGGACAAGTCGATTATGACGATGACGGCCGTTTGATTTACCAACTAACAATATTATTTGAAAAGGAGATGGAGGCAAATGCCAACATACGCAGTAAAAGAAATTGAAATTTTTGTGAGAGATGCAAAATTAACAACTGGTGACGGAGTACTAATTAAAGATTTAGAAACATTAGATATTAGCTTGAATTCTAATATTGAACAATACACAACAATTGGTGAGAATTTTGAACGTGCGGTTAAAACAGGCATGGCTATGGAACTTGGTTTAGATGGGAAATACAATGATTCAGATGAAGGGCAAAATGAATTACGTGAAACGTGGGATAAGGTTGGAGCTTCAGCTGAAAAAACTATTGTGGTGAAGTTTCCGGGAGGATCTAAATATGAAATCACTGGACCAATTGGTATTAATGATTTTGGAGGTGGCGGAGCAAATGACATTGGCGCATTTTCTGCAACCTTAAATTCTAACGGCGCGCCTAAGTTTACCGCAGCAGTTGCACCCTGAAACTGAGCCGTCCAGCGTCACAGTGGACCACGATACAATTACGGTTAAGGTAGGAGAAACATTTACTATTAATGCTTCTGTATTGCCTGCAAGCGCTAGTCAAGGTATTGCATTCACTTCCTCTAATCCACCAAAAGCCAAAATAAATAGCGCGGGTACAGGTGAAGGGGTAGCAGAAGGAACAGCAAACATAACAGTCGCATCTAAAGAAAAACCTTCTATCAATAGAGTAGTACAAGTAACAGTGGAAGCAGCAGATTAATAAATGAGCCCTTACTTTCAGTAGGGGCTTTTAAATTGGAGGACAAAAATGAAATCATTTAATTTTAACGAGAATGAAGTAAAACTTCCTTTGGAAATTAACGGGAAAATGTATTATGCGGACATTTCGGCACAAGCACACATTAAGTACAGTGCGCTTTTGGATGAAGCCCCCAAAATTTTAGGACAAGTTCTTGCGCCTAAACTAAAAGCTGATGAAAGTGATGACGAACATACAATACCAAATGATGAAAACATGCATGAATTGTTAATGACTATCACAGATGGGATCGTAGCGACAAATGATGATATTTTTGCTATTTTTTTTAGCAAAGAAGACAGAGAAGAAATCAATTCCAAAACATTGCCAACTAAAGTCTATGAGGGGCTTATTGAATACATTATAGCTAAATTATTTGAAAGCGATATGAGCGAGGAAAGTGGCGAGGGGAAGCCACAGGAAAACAGTATTACGGAATAGTTGAAGACTTTGATTTAATCGAGTCTTCTTTTTTGTCGTATTACGGCATCAGATTGCGCAAAGAATTGTCAAATATGACTTTTTCAGAGTTCCGGACATATCTCGAGAATCTCGGTGGTGACACGCCATTTATGACAACTCTTGAAATTCGAATGACCGAACGAAGCAAAGTGCCACGGCATTTGCTGAAAGAAAAAATAAAGCAAAATCGAATCATGTTAAAGCGTGGATATTTTGAGGATGCTGCTTCTAATGAAGAAGGATTAGAAAAGACTTTGAGAGCTAACAGCAAGCTGGAAGAGGGGTGAAAATATGAGTAAAGCGGGAGAAATTTATTACGATATAAAAATACGCGAAAATGGCTATAAAAGCCAGATGAACAAAATCGATAAGGATATGGATAATTTTGCGAAGAAAGGGCAAAAAGCATCTGACAATATCGACAAAATCAATAAGAAAAACATTAATGTTAAAGGTCTTGATTCATCTATCGTCAAAGTTGAACAATTCGGAAATATGCTTGAAAAATCAGGGCAAAAGTTAACTAAAGTTGGAACCGCGATGACCGTTGGATTTACGGCTCCTATCGTTGCTGGAATGGTTAAATCAACGAAAGCATATCTGGATTTTGATAATGAAGTGACAGAAATTAACTCTTTATTGCGCGAATCTGGAGAATCGGCGAAAGAGTTTGGCGATCGTTATACACAAGTCTTTGATTATGCACAGAAAGCTAGTGTTAAGTATGGGGTAGCTTCTGAGCAAACTATGCTTGGTATGAAAGAAATGGTAAAAAAAGGCTACGATATTAACCAAACGATGGCATCCATGCCTGCAATATTTAACGCCGCTCGTGCATCTGGTGATGAGTTCGAAACAGTTATGACAGTTACTACTTCGACGTTAGAACAATTTGGAATGATTTCTAAAGACACAAATAAGCAGATGGAATATACAAACAAAGTTGCGGATGTGCTAACCTATGTAGCTGATAAAACAGCGGCTGGATTTTCTGATATGGGAACAGCAATGAACTATGTTGGTCCTATCTCGCATTCGCTAGGATACTCACTTACAGATACAGCCGCAGCAGTTGGTTTACTTTCAAACAGAGGTATTGAAGGACAAAAAGCAGGTACTGGTTTACGGGGAATGCTTACAAGTTTATTAAAGCCTTCTAAACAAGCGGCAGAGGCAATGAAAAGCGTTGGCCTTAAAATAGAAGATTCGAATGGGAACATGAAATCATTACCAACGCTTTTAGACGATATTAATGATAAAACAAAGAAAATGACAAAAACACAGAAAAACTCTTTCTTAACAATGATTTTCGGACGCGAACCTCTATCGGCTGTCAATACGCTTTTGGAAGCGGGAGGCGATTCTCTACGTAAATATTCCAAAGGTGCTGATGAAGCAAACGGATATACTAAACAAGTTGCTGATAATATGCGAAAAGCTGGTAAGTTTGGTGTGGATCAATTCAAAGCTTCGCTCGAAGTATTAGAACAGAACGTAGGACAAAAATTAATGCCTGCCCTCACTCCAATCATCGAGTGGGCTAATAAAATGATTGATAAATTTAATGACCTTTCCGGCGCACAACAACAAAGTATCATAAAATGGGCTGGCGTAATTGCTGCTGCAGGGCCTATGTTAATGATTGGCGGAAAACTAGTATCAATGACTGGCGGATTAATAAAAGGATTTGCAGGATTTGGCAAAATTTTAGGCTTAGGAAGCAAGTTAGCCCCTTTAGCTGCTGGCTTTGGCGCTACTACAACGGCAGTAGAAGGAACTAGTTTAGCAGCGGCAGGCTTAGCAGGATCGTTTGGAGCATTGCCAGCTGTCATTGGTCTAGCAGGCGCGGCTTTACTTGGTGCAGGAATCTATGCGTTGGATAAACATATAAGTAAAATTGAAGAGAGTAAAGAACGTGTGAAAACGTGGGGCTATGACATTGGCGCCGAGGCAGATAAGTCTATGGGGAAATTTAATGAGTTTGCATCAGAAGGAAAGCTTGCTTTGGATACATTTGCATCAGGTGCAACGACAGACAGTAAGAAAATTGTCAGTGCTTTCAAAAATATGGCGGACGAAATTAAGAAGAATACAGACGATGCATTGGGTGACTTCAAGAAAGCATATGATGAAGCTTCACCTGCTGTACAAGCATTACTAGACGACGCCATGAAAGGTTCTGAAAAGAGAGCAGAAGAAAGAAAGGCAAACGTAGATTCGCAATATAAAGAAATAGAAAAAATTTATCAATCACACGCGGTTAAAACTGGCAAGATGACCTCTGAACAATCGAAAATTGTTAACAATATTTACAAAGATATGCAAATTGAACAAATTGAAAGTTTAGGATTAAGCAACAAAAAGAAAACACAGCTGATAAAAGCGATGAACGGCGAGGTGCAGAATTTAAGCACAAAAGCACTCACTGAACAAGCTAACTATCTTGGTAAAGTCACAAAAGCGACAACAGATGAGACGGAGAAGCAAAAGAAAGCATTCAAAGAATCTTATGATAAAGGATTAATAGACAAAACAGCATACAATAATGCAATGAACCAACTGGATAGAGATCAGAATAGAACAGTGCGGTCTAGTGTAACGGCTTGGATACGAACACAAGAACAGTTATACGACAAGCTAGGTGTAAGTAATGAAGTCGCGCGAAAAAACATCCGACGCGGATTAAAAGATATGGGACTAGATTATGACGAATTTACACGTGATGTACAAGAAAAAGCGGGCAAAGCTGACGAAGCCAGCAAGCTAATTGGCGATGGAGCGAAAATGGCAGATACCGCATGGAACAACTTAGTATTAGACCCTAAAACTTCTGAAATAAGAGACAATGTTGGTGAATTCGTATCCAATTTAGCTAAAAGTGATGATGGTTGGAATAATCTGAAATTCATCATGAAGGAAGCAAAATTAACCACAGATGCTAAGAAAACAATTGCAACTGCAACTATTGAAAGTGGTCGTTGGGACAAGATGACTTTCAACGAAAAGAAATTAATTGTTAGTTATGAGGATTCTATTCATGTAGCTAATGCGTTGTCAGATTTAGGGTTGTGGGATAAGCTAAAACCCGAACAAAAAAGTATGATTGCGAATGCAGATACTAGCCTTGCGCTACAAAAAGCGCTGCAAGACATGGGAGTTTGGGACAAATTACCTCCATCGATGAAAACTTTAGTAGTTGATAATTCAGATGTGTTAAAAAAGATAAACTCTTCTAAAGGGATGATTGTTGATTATAATGGCACAAAGGTAGATTTAAAATCATTGCTTGCAACGAATACTGACGTTAGAACCAAAGTTGAGCAAGGCAAAAACGTGATTGTAGAATATAACGGTCAAAAGATTAACCTTAAAAACCTATATGCTAATAATAGGGATTTGTTAGGTAAGGTCCAAGAAGGAAAAAATAATATATATTCTTACAATGGCACAAAAGTAAGTAAAAAAACTTTTACCGCTCTTACTAACGCTGATACTGTTAGAGATTTACTTAATAACATGATTGCAGATTGGGGAAGAATACCTCAAAGACAACAAAAAGTTTTAGAAATTGCGTATAAAACGAACGGTAAAAGCCCTAGTGGGATTCAAGAGGTAGGTTATGCAAAAGGTACAAATAACCATAGTGGCGGACCAGCTCTGGTAAATGATGCAAGGGGAAGCAACTACGAAGAAATGATTACTACACCTGACGGAAAAAGCTTTGTTCCAAAAGGGCGTAATGTTCTTCTTGATCTACCACGAGGCACTGAGGTGTTGCGAGGAGATAAAACAGCTAAAGCTTTGAGTAACGTACCTCGTTATGCAAAAGGTACTAAAACAAGCTATGCGAAAAATGTAAGTAATAAAATATCAAATGTGCAAGTAGATTATAAAACAGGCGCTATTAGCGCACAATCGTACATTAATAAGTTAAAACAAATTAATAAGCAATATCACTTAAATGCGGCGCAAACAAGACAAATCAAATTAAATATTGCTGGAGCTAACAAAGAAATTAATACACAAAAAACTAAACTTAATAAATCAATAAAAAGTAGCACACAGAAATATTATGATAATGTTGCTAAAATAAATAAAACGGCTAAGGATTCTATTAATGAAGCGAAAAAGACATATAAGGATGCTCTTAAATCAAATCAAGAAGCCGCATATAATCAGACTGGTCTATTTGATGCTGCTGTTACAGAGAAATCAAGTGGTAGCGAATTAACAAAAAATCTTAAATCACAAACAGCCCAACAAAAAGATTTTATGGTTCAACTTGATAAAATGAAAAAACGCGGTGTTAGTAAAGGTCTTATAGACGAGATACGCAATATGGGCGTAAGCGCAACAGGACAAGCTAAAGCAATTGCGGGAATGTCTGATACACAACTGAAACAATATCAAGCTGAGTGGAGTAAAAAACATGCTAATGCAAACAAGCTGGGCTTAGACGCTTCTGTAAATGATAAAGTGGCGATGGATAAAGCTGTCAAGGCGGCGAACAATAAAGCTAAAAAAGATTTGGCAAATGCGAACGCTTCTTGGTTGAAAGAACTTGATAAAGCAAAAGAATATCGCACTGCTGGCTCTAAACTTGGTGTACAGACCGTAGCGGGGATTATTCAAGGGTTCAAGCAAATGAACGGTCCACTAGAGAAACAAGCGGATCAACTAGCTAAAACAATTGAATCGACAATCAAGAAAAGACTGAAAATCCACTCGCCTTCTCGGCTAATGAGCGATGAAGTTGGTGAACAAGTGCCAGCGGGAATTGGAGTCGGAATGCTTAAGAATCTAAATACTATAGATTTGGCGGCTCATAAAATGCAAAAACATTTAACAAGTCTATCACCTGCTATTTCAGTCCCAGTTACCCCGAACACAAAAGAAATTACGGCTTACTCAGGGGCTTCTATAGCAACGCAAGGAAGCGGAAACCCAGTTACAGTACAACCAATTCAAATTGTTAATAAAACAATGTTAGAGGGGCGTATAGTGGCGGAGGAAACGGTAGATTTTATAACAGAAATTCAAAACAACCGTATTATTAGAACTAATCGAGCACAAGGGGTGATTTTATGAGCTTAGGATTCACATATAAAGGTATTCATTCATTTGATAAGCATGTGGAAATAATTGACATTAAACCACCATTGTTCCCTCAGAACGAAGGCAATACGGAAAGCGTCAGTGGTCGTATTGGCGCTTTTTATTTTGGACCAAATGTTGGTCAACGAGGAATACAATTAGAAATACAAATTATTGGAGATAACCTTAAGGAATTAAGTGAGCGGGCTACATCTGTCGCTGATTGGTTGATGCAGGTAGATGCAGAAGAACGCTCTTTGGTAATTGATGATGCACCTGAAAAGACGTATTATGGTCGATTTGAAGGACCTACAGACTTAGATAGGCTTTTATATAACGGACGGGCAACGCTGAATTTTGTTTGTTCAGACCCGTATGTTTATTATGAACAAGAAGAATTTGAGCTAACTAGTGAAAGTAACAAATTACCAGTTCGTGGTTCGCAACCTACCAGTCCTGTAATTGGAGCAGTTATAAAACAGGATGTCACTTATATCGCTGTATCGAATAAAGAGGATTACTTATACATTGGCGAAGGAGTTGATCCAGATTCTGGAGAAACTCCAGTTAAACCATCGGAAATAATTTTAAACGATCCAATGAATGTATTAGCTACATGGACACCTATGCAACAGTCAGATTTGACATTTCAATTAGACGCAAATAACGGGATTATTGATGGGAGTTTCACTTCAACCGCAAATGTATTTCGAGCATCTGATTATGGTGTTGGAGCACAGTGGCATGGACCAATGAGTAAAGTAGTTCTTCCCCAAGCGCAGGATAACTGGCGTGTAAGAATGCGCCTTCAAAACATAGCGTCGGCACAAAAGCAACAAGGTAAATTAGAAGTGTATCTTGTTGATGAAAAAGGAGCAAAAATTGCAACGTTTCAAATAAAAGATAATGCCGCAAATACCGAAGTTAATATTGTTAAAATATCTATTGGCGATCAAAATGTTGCTAATTATCCTGAAAAAGATTTGTTTAATGAGGCTGGGAAAGTTACTAAAACATACAAAACAGTATCAACCAGAAAAAAAGTTAACGGAAAATATAAAACAGTGACAGAAAAGGTACAAACAGGAGCATACAACGAATACAGAGATTTTTATGGTTACTTTATTTTAACTAAAATAGGTAATCAATTCACTGCTGAAATTATCAAACTAGATAGTAATATAAAACCTGTCTGGACGAAGAAAAAGGTATTTGTAGATACCGCTAATAAATACACAAAAAAATTAGCTCAATTAAATATATACGCTGCGGCATCAGGCACACATGACCCTAACCGCGATTTGTTTTTCACAGATACACTTGTTGAAAAATTAAATATTGTTGCAAACACCGCTCCGCAAGTCATAGCGCATGCATCCGATGAATTAATGTTTGATTTTGAAACAGAAACAATTTATAAAAATGGCATTCCTTTTATGCAGAATCTAGCAATAGGAAGTCATTTTTTTAAGTTATTTGGCGGTACAACAGAAGTATTAAATGTATCTCCGTTTGAAGCGGCAGATTGGACCGTATACGTTAGACCAAGAACTTTTTAAAGGAGTGTTTAAATGTTATTGATATTAGATGAAAATAAAGAAATTGTAAAATCTATATCGGTTGATTCAACAAATGGAACTCATTATTTTAATGATTCACACACCGAGAAAGTTATAGATTTTGATTCAACTTATGAGTTTTCTGTTTCGTCAGATGACGAAAGTTCAAAATATTTAACAGGTGGAAATTATGTAATGCTTCAAGACTTAGACGATGATTCATTGTTATTCAAAATTATTGAAGTGCAAGACATCCGAGATGACAATAGTTCGAAACCTCAAAAAAGAATTTTTTGCGAAAATGTTTTTATCTTTGATTTGAATAATGTAATTGTGACAGATCGCACTTTTTCAAATAGTAATATTGGTCCCGCTTTAACATATATACTTGGCGGGAGTGGATGGATTCCTCAAGATACAGAAAACGTAGGTGCTGTTGCAAATTTAGAATTTTCAGGATATATAACAGCTCAAGAAGCCCTACATCAAATTTGTACTGCTTTTGATTGTGAAGTTAAATTTTATGTAAAAACATTTCAGGGAAGGATAGTTGGCTATTATTGTAAAGTCGCGAAACAGTTTGGGGATAATGAAGGTGTTCGAATTGAGAGCGGCACAGGCATAAAAGGAATAACTAGGAAAGTGTTATTTACGAACATTAAGACCGCTCTTATACCTCTTGGTGCAACGCAAGCTGATGGGACACAATTAAACATTTCTTCTGTTAATGGAGGATTGAATTATATCTATAATGATGAAGCAAATGAGCAATACAATCCTAGTGGCTCAGGTTACTTAATGACTAAAATTGTAAATGAAAATATAACAAATGCGGCAGCGTTGAAACAATGGGGTACTTTAGAACTTAGAAAGTTATCATCGCCATCATATCAATATGAAGCAAATATTTTAATGTTAGAACAAGTCTATGGTTTTGAAGCACATCGAATAAGAAAAGGCAGTTTTGTAAGAATTGTAGATTTAGAAATGAGTCCTCCAATTACAGTACAAGCAAGGGTTATTGAGTTAAATATTTGTTATAGCGATATGTCAAAAAGCACTTGTGTAGTTGGTGATTTTATTGATATTAATTCGGCTACACCTGCGATTATAAATCAATTGAGGGAAAACGCGAAAGTATCAACAAATGCTAATAAAGTTGCGTCAATTGCAAGTAATAAGGCTGAAACAGCACAGCAAATCGCTAGTAGTGCCGAAAGCGTAGCAAATGATGCAAATACAAATGCAACAGATGCAAAACAAGTAGCAAATGATGCTAAAGACTCCGCTGTCACAGCAATAGATACAGCTAATGACGCGCTAATGAAAGCTGGTGATAACAATAAACCTTTTTATGGCGAGCTACCGCCAGCTATTCCAAAGATAAACGACACATGGTTCAAGATAGATGAAGTGGAAAATACTATAACAGGTGTTTTTAAGTGGGATGGGATAATTTGGAAAGAAATACCTCTGGATTATAACGCTTTAAAAGTCGGGGAGTTATCAGCGATTACTGCGAAATTAGGTAATGTAGAGAGTGGAAGTATCACAGGCGCTGAATTTATTCACAATATTAATTATCGTGATGATGAAGGCAATTTGTTTACCGGGACGGTCACGATGAATGACGATGGCTTTAATGCTGCTACAGTACTTCCAACTGGTGCCGGTTCTACTATTTTAAAAAGTGATGTTACAACACTTGGTGGTGTGAAAGTAGCACAGCAACTGATGGATCATAATGTTTCCGGAGAGCTAAAAGAGGCAATGCTACGCGGTGATTCGTTAGATTTCTCTAAGAAGGGACAAACAACTTTATCTGTAAATGCAGATTCATTTTATAAAACAAGTTGGAAAGATTTACCGCTTAACTCAGGATATTCTACAGCCGAGTTTAATACACCTCAATATATGATTTTATGCATTTTGGGAATTAGAATTGTGTTTTTCCGCGGTCAAGTTCAAAAATCAACTGCATGGACATCAGCTAACGCTTTTGCTTCTGTGCCTCTTGAGATACAGACAACAAAAACAGCGATGGCTTATGCGCCAACGAGTAAATCGACTGGTGGTCGAGTACATGCGTCTTCCGCCAATGCAATGAGTTTTATGCCTGCCGACACAAGCGTTACTTATTTTTCATTAAATCAATTATTTTATATTTTAGATTAAAGCCAATTTGGCTTATTTTTATGGCTCAGTGGACAAGGGGGATGATGAAAATTGGTATTAGGCAGTATTTCAATTGCCGGGATGAGTGTAGGGGAGTTAATAGCTTTAGTCACTCTTATAGCAGGTATTGTGGGGTTTGTTATTCGGTGGGCATTAATAGCTCCTTTGCAAAACATGATTGATTCGTTGGACATAACTTTAAATAGCTTACGTGAAGAGATGTCTGAAAGCAAGAAAGATCGTATGAGTCTACGAGAAAAACAAAACGATCATGATAAAGAAATTGCTTTATTGAAACGGGAAGATAAAGCTATTTGGAAGTATGTTACTGAAAAAAATGAAAAGGAGGAAAAATAGTGAAAATTAACTGGAAAGTAAGGATGAAATCGAAGGTTTTCTGGGTGTCAGTTATCCCACTTGTGCTAGTTTTATCGCAGCAGTTGTTAGGATGGTTTGGAGTGACGCTACCTGTCGATACAATCAATAAGCAAGCATTGGATTTTGTTAATTCAGTATTCCTATTACTAGGAGTTCTGGGCGTAGTAAACGACCCAACGACAGGTGGCGCAAGCGACAGCGAGTTAGTTTTGAATAAAAATAGAAAGGATGAAGACAAATGAAATTTAGTAAAGGGCAAAAAATAAAAGTAGTTGATACAGACAGCGTAAAGAATGATAAGCAGTTAGACGAAACAGCTAAAAACATCATTGCTAAGAGTGAGTACAGAGGAATAATTACAAAGATAGTTCACGATGAAGGAGAAAAATATTTATTCTTTGTCTCTTTTTATATTAATGATGAACGAGTAACGCAAGGATTCCGAGAAAATGAAATCGAAGGGGTGGAGTAAGATGGCTACAGTTAACGGAGTACTCTTTAGACAAAATCTAGTTTCTAGTTCAAAATATGGAATCAAAGCACCTAACACGATGAAACCAAAGAAAATCACTGTCCACAACACTTACAATGATGCTACATCACAAAACGAGACAGATTACTGTAAGAACAATAACAATGAAGTTAGTTTCCACGTTGCAGTCGATGATAAAGAAGCTATCCAAGTTGTTCCTTTTAATAGAAATGCGTGGCATTGTGGCGATGGCGGAAATGGATATGGAAACAGGAATACTATCGGTGTAGAAATTTGTTACAGCAAATCTGGAGGTTCCAAATATACAAAAGCAGAGCAAAATGCAATCAAGTATATTGCAGGGCTATGCGTACAGCAAGGAATTGCGGCTTCGAAAGATACGATTAAAAAGCATCAAGACTGGAGCGGTAAATATTGCCCACATCGTATCTTAGCGGAAAAGCGTTGGCCAGCAATGCAACAAGCGATTATAGATGAATACAATCGTATTAAATCTTCTAAATCACACACGCCAGCAAGTTCAAATAAAAACACATACTACACAGAAAACCCACGAAAAGTTAAAACACTAGTACAATGTGATCTATACAATTCAGTAGACTTTACAACAAAAAACAAAACGGGTGGCACATATCCGGTAGGCACTATCTTCACGATTACAGGAATGGCTAAAACAAAAGGCGGAACACCTCGCTTGAAAACGAAATCTGGTTACTATCTCACTGCTAACACGAAGTTTGTTAAAAAGATTTAGTTTAATGCCCTCGATTATTATTTCGGGGGCTTTTTTGTTTTATATTGATGGGGATTTTTCATAACTTCGAATTATAAGTACATACGTTCCACTTCCTCAAACTTAATTAGTATAATATAATTTAAGTAAAAAAGTGGAGGAACTGGGATGAGACTTTTTGTAGATGAATCAGGAACTATAACTAAAAATAAAAATTTTAATAACAGATATTTTGTTATTGCTTTTTTAGAAACAGAGAAACCATATAATGTAATTAGACAGTTCAGAGATGCAAAATTAAAATATCTTAAAAGGTATCCATCTAGTAAGTTAGATATTACAAAAGAGATAAAAGGTTCGGAGATGCCTTTTGAAATGAAAAAATTAATATTTAATATGCTTTCAACAAAATCAGATGCTAAATTTCATTTTAAGATAGTCGATAACCACCAACTAGTCAATCATCTTTTGAATAATACATCTTTGTCTTTTAATTATTTTATTTATCTAACGGTAAATGAAATTTCTAAAATACCAATTAACCCAGCAAATAACTATTTGAAAATGCAAATAGATGATAGAAATACCGCAATTGAATCATTAAATAGCTTACAAGAATATTTAACTATTAAATTTACAATGGAACATCCAATTTTCTCTTCTGTTGAAACATCATATAAGGATTCACAAAATAAAGATTTAATTCAAGTTGTAGACTTATTCGCTAATACAGTTTTTAGAGTATGTAGAAATCACGTAACAGCACATAAACTTGATAAGAGAAATAGAGAACTTTTAAGTTTATGTAATATTGGTTGTGACCATTATTTTCCGCGACATTTTTGTGATCTAGATATTTGTTATAAATAAAATGCCTGAAATACTTGCTAACTTGTTTGATTTTTGTTATTCTTGATTAAGAAGTTAGATAATAATTCTTTGAGTGTCGCATAAATGATTAGTCAAGGCTAGTCATAGCTTGTAAGCTGCCTGTCGTGGTAGTCGCCTTAAAGTTGTCAACTTCTATTTTTTATATATGTCAGTCCCTAACTTCAACGTTAGGGCTTTTTTTATG